TTCTTTGGAAAAAGACAAAGATTCGCGTTCCTGTAGAAATAAAAGATTACGAAGATTTTCAACCCGGTACCCGCTATCCAAAGATGGCATATCGCAGTATTTGGTTAATATATATTGAAATGCCTAAAGAATTGATGGATGATATCCGTGAAGGTTCTATTGACTTAGCTGACCAAACTATTGACTTGAATGATCTAGATGAGGCGTACAATGACGATTTAGAGTCAGAAGATCAAGATGGTACAGAAAACGGCGGCGATGCTCAACAATCTACTCCTGACATGGGTGGCAACATGGATGTTAATGCACCTCCCCCACAAGGAACAATGTAATGACTAAAGTAATTATCAATGAGGGTTTAGATTATCATGACCTTGAAGGTATTGTTTTACCAGTTGTATCAGTAGATGAATATTCAGCACAAATGGGTAAAGATAGTGAGATAGTAACTATTGCATTCACTGTTAAAAACAAAAAAGCAGGAGAAGATTTGGCTGATTGGTTTGAACGAGGATATGATTTTGTATTAGATGCTCAAGTTAGTGACGGTGAATTATCTACTGGAAAATACCTAGTATTTGTTGAAATGAATCGTAGAACTACTGTTCCAGAAAGAATTATAACATTATTAGATGACATGGAAACATTGACTAACATGAAGTTAAAAGAATGGACAGTCATAGTTGATGAAGAAGAATACGAATCGGATGCAGATATTTTAAAACAAGTGATTACTATATCACCCCACAAATATAGAGTAGATGATGAACGTGAAGAAGAATTGAATGAAATGCGTCAAAATGCAGGACTTGAAACTGTTTCAATATTTCCAGAACAAGATAGCGAAATAAAAGCATTTAAAGCAATGGCAGGATTATAAAATGGCAACACTGTTAGCAAAAAAATCAGGATCAGATGACAATCTAATTGCAAAAAGTGATGACCATCATGACATGATGGCAAGTGATATAACAATAACAGCAATCCCACAAGGTAGCACATTTGGAGGAACATCAAGTGACAATACAACAACAGGATTTCCGACAGGATCAGCAACATTTGGCGCACCGTCGTCAGGAGGATTCAGCTCATCCAGTTCAAATAGTTCATCAACAACGATTACAACAGGCTTTGGCGGAAGTTCAGGCTTTGGAGCGACAACGCCTGTCTTCGGAAATACCACAAATAATACAGGAGGAATAAAAATGGCAGAACAAAATCAAGCAGAATTAATAAAAAGCTCCGGTGGAGCAATGAGTGAAGGCGGAGAATCTACTGTAACAGTAGACAAGGACGCAACTGATTGGATTAACAAAAAAATGCGCCCAATGATGGGATGGATTTATATGTTGACTTGCACATGTGACTTTGTAATTTTTCCAGTATTGTGGTCAGTATTACAGGCATTAAGTCATGGACAAGTTACAAGTCAATGGAACCCGTTGACACTACAAGGTGCAGGTTTATACCATATCGCAATGGGTGCGGTTCTTGGTATTGCGGCTTATGGTCGCACAAAAGAAAAAGTCGCAGGCGTGGCTTAACTAACCAAAGGAAAATATCACTATGAAAAAAATAAATTTGTTAACAGGAATTTTAGCATTTTTAACAATGTTGGCTCCATGTGTTGTCACAGCACAACAAAGTCAAACACCAATCAATATTACAACCACTACTGTACAGGGTAGTCCTGCTCAGTTTACTAGTTACAGTGGATTGAATGCTACATTTACTTTTCAAACACAAAACACATTAAATTCTGCATTTTGTAACACTGGTGCAGGTGATGTATGTACTCTACCTACAGCACCTAGTGGAGTAAACGCTTATCCCGTAGCCAACACACGCTGGGGAACATACAAGCTTAACAATCCTAACGCAGGTTCATGTGCGCCTAGCGTTACATTTGGTGGTAGTCAATACTGCTTGCTAGAGTTTCACTTTCATGGTCCCGCAGAACATTGGGTAAATAATTCAGTTACTGATTTAGAAGTACACTTTGTTTATTTTAAACTAGCCGATTTTACTGGTCCATATGGATTGTGTAATCCAGATAGCTTGTTAGTATTAGGTCAACGTATGGTTGGCAATGGTAATACACCAAACAGTGCATGGACTAATGTGTTCAATGCAATTCCGGCTGCTAATGCCACTGGCGCAAATTCAGGAAGTACTGTCAGCTTCAATATTGCAACAATGATGGGCATGAATAACTTTAACACAGCGCCTTCATATAGATACAGTGGTGGATTAACCGCTCCAATATCGATTGGTACACTAGGTGCACCCAGTACATGTGTTGCGACTACTAATCCAAATAACAGTCGTCCATGGTGGGGCAATCCACAACGCCAATTAACAGAAGAAACATATCCACAAATTGTTTCTTGGGTTTTGTTTAGACAACCAATACAATTGTCTGTAGCACAAGTACAACAATTTAAAACAGTTTTTGCAGACGGTAACGCCCGTGCCGTGCAGCCAGTGGGTAATGGTACTACCATTTATTTTGCTAATCCAAATTAATTGACAGCATACAAATTGTATGCTATAATCATCGAATGGCAGATCATTATCAGACATTGGGGGTAGCTAAAAACGCTAGTCCCGATGATATCAAAAAAGCATACCGTAAATTAGCAAGTCAACATCACCCTGACAAGGGAGGTGATACTGCTAGGTTTCAAGAAATACAAACAGCATACGATACACTTTCCGACCCTCAAAAACGTCAACAATATGAAAACCCAATGCCACAAGGTAACCCATTTGGTGGGGGGATGCCCGGAGGATTTAACTTTAACTTTAACGGAACAGATTTCAATGATATTTTTGGGCAAGTATTTAAACAACATCATCAACGTCATCCTAATCAACAGCAAGCATATAGAACGTCAGTTCATATTACATTAGAACAAAGTTATAGTGGTGGTGCAATGCCATTGAAACTACAAACACACAATCAAATTCACGCAGTCAACATTGATATACCCAAAAGCATAACAGATGGTGGACAAGTAAAGTATGATAATCTTATACCCGATGGAAGTCTAATTGTAGAATTTAGAGTTCAGCCTCATTTAAAATTTGAACGTAGAGGAATGGATTTAGTTTGTAATCAATCTGTATCCATTTTAGATTTGATTGTGGGAGGATCATTTGAATTTACTACTATATCTGGAAGAACATTGGAAGTTAGAATTCCACCCAAAACACAACCCTATATGAATTTAAAAATAGCCGGAGAGGGAATGCCAATCACCGGGTCTACAATCTTTGGAGACCAAATCATCTTGATAAAACCCTTCGTTCCTGATATGATAGATGACGAAATAACACAAAGCATTTTGCGTTCTAAATCAAAGTAAATAGTTAAAAAGGAAAATATGAACAATTCACCCGAAATTGAAAGCATTATTGAACAGGCAGTTCATACTGCCAAAGAGCGTAAACATCAATATTGTACAGTAGAACATCTATTGCTAGCATTGATTTCTCATCCGCCATTTAAAAAATGTTTAGATACATTTGGATGTGAAATTGACTTGATGATTCAAGAGATTACCTCATACATAGATAGCTTACATGCTATTGAAATGGCAAACAAAACAATAGATGAAGTGCAACCACGTAGGACTAACAGCCTTGAACGTGTAATGAATCGTAGTGTCACACAAGTATTGTTTACTGGTCGTAGACAAGTTACTACAATTGACTTGTATCTTTCTATTGCTAGTGAGGGCAACAGTCATGCACACTATTTCTTATTGAAGTACGGTGTCAACAAACAAGAGTTTTTAACTCACTGGCAAAAAACTTACAAGGGTGCTGAATACCTATCTAAACTATCAGAGGATCAAGCAGATGAAATCTTAGAAGAATACACTATTAACCTGAGCGACATGGCACGTAAAGGTAAACTTGAACCATTGATAGGTCGTGCTAAAGAATTAGACGAACTTGCAAATGTTCTTGCTAAACGCTTTAAAAGTAATGTATTGATGGTTGGTGACCCGGGTGTGGGTAAGACGGCTATTGCAGAAGGTCTAGCACTTAGTATTGCTGACGGTAGTGCCCCTGAATTCATTCATAACCACGATGTGTATAGTCTCGAAATTGGATCGTTACTTGCCGGTAGTAAGTATCGTGGTGACTTTGAAGAAAAAGTTAAACAAGTATTAGATGCATTGAATACTAAAAAGAAAGCTATTCTGTTTATTGACGAAGCACATACTATGAGTGGCGCTGGTTCAAACACCGGGGGTGGCCCTGACTTTGCTAACATGATTAAGCCAGCAATTACTAAAGGAACACTGAAAGTTATTGCTAGTACTACTTGGGAAGAATACTACAATAGTTTTGAGAAGGATCGTGCATTGATGCGTAGATTCTATCGTGTAAGTATCGATGAACCAAGTCACGATACAACGATTCGTATTCTTACTGGACTAAGTGAACGGTTAAATGACTTCCATGAAGTTAAGATTACTGAGGAAGCTATAAAAGCTGCTGTTGAAAGTGCTGACCGTTATATTCACGACCGTAAGAACCCTGACAAAAGTATTGACTTGCTTGATGCAGCATGTGCCCGTCAACGTGTTGATGGTAACAAAGGTGTAAACATCACAAAAGAACTTGTGTTTGACCAAGTAGAAAGATTCACAGGAGTTCCTGCTGACAAACTTAACGGTGACAACATGGATCGTATTCAGACACTTGAAGTTAATGTTAAAAGCAAGTTGTATGGTCAAGATGAAACTGTTGACAAAGTACTTGAACGTGTTTATGTATCATTTGCTGGCATCGGGAATGAACACAAACCTACAGCAAGTTTCTTGTTCTTAGGCCCAACAGGTACAGGTAAAACAGAATTGGCTAAGTTGTTAGGTAAGAATCTTGACATGCCATTGCTCAAATATGATATGAGTGAGTATTCAGAGAAGCATTCAGTATCTAGTTTGATCGGTCCGCCCCCTGGTTATGTTGGCTTTAGTGACAGTCAAGTTGGTGGTGGACGATTGATTAATGACTTGAGTAAGAACCCACATAGTATTTTGTTGTTTGACGAAGTTGAGAAAGCACACCCTGATATCTTTAACATCTTTTTACAGATGTTAGATGAAGGTCGTATCACTGGTAGTAACGGCAAAGAAGTTAATTGTAAAAATACAATTATCATCATGACCAGCAACTTGGGTAGTAGTGATAGTGAGCGCAACAACATTGGATTTGGATCACAAGAAAAACTAGGTGAAGACGATAAAGCATTGAAAGAATTCTTCAAGCCAGAATTCAGAAATCGTATTGATTTGATTTGTAAATTTGATAAACTTGACTTCCTAGCAATTAAGAAAATTGTTGTTAAATTTACTGAAGACTTAAAGGCTCAACTAGTTGACAAATACAACATTACATTGAATTTGAGTGAGGAAGCAATTGGTTACTTAGCTGACAAGGGCTATGACAAAAAGATGGGTGCTAGACCACTGGCACGTAAGATTGATGAATTGATTCGAGTACCATTAAGTAAGAAGATTCTTTTTGAGAGAATTAAGAATTCTACTATTATGGTAAAATTTGAAAATGATAAAATAGTGTTTGACGTATCACAAAAAGTTACTGCGAAAGTTGGAGAAAATGGGATTATTGAAGTCAATTAAAAATGTTCCTGGAATAGATTTTTATGAATTTAGAGATCAGGACTATTATAACAAGTATACTTATCGTGCGAGACTTACCTTTATTGGTACTCGTCAGTTAATGTATGTCAAAGATGAGGCTGAACTAGTTAAAAGAGTAAATTCAACTAATCCTATATATGGATCTTTTAAAGAAGAACGACCGCAAATGAAAAAAAATTTGCCTATTCTTGTTAAAATACTTGAGTGGAAGATTAAATCTCAAAAAGATAAGAAATCTACTATCAGACTGGAATCTAACACTCTTGCTGTGTTTTCCAATGACTTGTCATATCTAAAAACACTAGAAGCAATCGATCCTTCATTAGAAGTTAACTACACAGAGGTCCAAAAATCAGAGTTTGTAGGTGTAAAAAACTTTGTTAGAGAACCCAAACACAAGTACCGTGTCTATCTAAAATCTAAGAAAATTGAACGAGTGTTCATTAGTGATTTGCAAGATTTACTTGACCGTACTAAAGGATTATATCCTAGTCCTGGATTAAAATGTTGGTTAAGCAGCTATAACATAACTCAACCTGCTTGGGGTTGGCGATATCGTTGGACAAGTGCTAGTTATTTTATTGACTATGATGATGAATCTACACTAAGCTATCTAGCATTATTGCACGGTGAAATGCTTGGAAAACGCTACAAATTAGAAAAGCATCCGGAAGAAGTCTAATATGATAAATACTCTATAATGGAGTATTTTTCATGGCAAAAATCGTAACAGAGTCGGTTGTAATAACCTTCAGTAAAATTGTAAAAGACAGTGATTCAGATGTTTCTGGTATTGCTGGGTCTGATATTCAATCAGCATTGGAACAAGTTGCCCAAGAACTTGTTGGTGATAGTGTAGTCGTTGAGGTTGTAAAAGCATAATGAGCCAAACTACCACACTAGTTTTATTGCCGCAAACAACGTGGCAAGGTAATGTCTATGCTAACATGCAGTATTATGATGTTATAGGTGAAAGACAACCTGCAGCCGCATACTATTTGGGCAACAAAGATTTACAAACAGTTAACATCAATTTAGCAGGCGTTACTGGAAACATATTTATTCAAGCTTCACTAGCAACAACTCCTGTTGATATTGATTGGTTTAATGTATATGAGTTAGAAGCAAACGCGGCTGCTCCTGCAAACAGTGCGGCAAACATAGCAGCCTATGCTAACGAAGGTGTTAATATCAATGGTAACTTTGTTTGGATGAGAGCAAAGGTTCAAGATTTTCATAGCGGTATTGTACAATATATCAAACTGAGTTATTAATATGGCAACAATTGTTATAATGCCCGGTGGCTTTCACCCCTTTCATGCTGGTCACATGGCGTTGTATAACAGTGCCCGTCAAGCATTCCCTAATGCTGACTTGTATGTTGCCGCAACTAATAGTCAGGAAGAGCGTCCTTTTCCCTTTAGTGTAAAAGAAAAACTAGCAAAAGTTGCTGGTGTAGAACCAGGACATTTTATTCAAGTTAAAAGTCCTTTCCAAGCTAAAGAGATTACACAAAATTATAACCCAGACGAAGATGTGTTGATTTTTGTTCGCAGTGAGAAGGATCGTAATGAAAGTCCTAAACCAGGTGGCATGAAGAAAGATGGCACACCAGCTTACTTCCAACCATACACTGGTAAAAACATGCAACCGTTTGGTCAACATGCATACTTTGCTTACTTACCTACAGTTAAGTTTGGTCCTGGTATTACTAGTGCTACAGAGATTCGTAACGCATGGCCTACATTAAACGACAAACGCAAGACAGCAATGGTTATGAGTTTGTACCCGGCTGCTCAGAAGAATAGTAAACTTGCCGCTAACATCGTTGGTATGTTAGATCAGGTTATGGGCAGTCAAGAAACAGTAGCAGAGGTTGATTACGGGAATCACCCGTCACAAAGAGTGGATCCACGCACTGGCAAAAAATATGTTCCACCAAAAAGTCCGTTAGGGCAAGGTGTGGCAGAAGGTGATCAAAGCCTATCAGTAGAACAACTAGCACAAATCAGTGATAAAGCTTTAGATGATGCTTATCATTATGGTCGTAGTACTCCTGGTGCAAACTTTGGTTGGATGGCAAATCTTCAATCAGCAAAAGCCGCAAAGAGATTAATTGATGCAGGTGAAACTGATATTGAAAAGATTAGTGATGCTATTCATCAAGGATGGAATGTCACAGCAGCCGCAGACTATAAAGGTCAATTACAATTAGATACACCTACTTTGGACGAAAAGAAGTTGAAACGTGCTAAGTTAGCAATGCAATCTTATAGTCAGCTTCCAGAAGAAGAAAAAGAGAAGGATCGTGTTGTAGCACGTGCTTTGTTATTGGCTTTGGGTGGCAAAGTTGATGAAGATTTTGGTATACCATTACCGAGCACATATGAACAAGAACACAATATGGATCAAAAACAAAGTGGTCATCATACACGCAATCTAACTACTGAGACTAATATGTCCGAAAACATGGATTATCTAGACGAAAAATAATTTGACTCCCCTCACCTAGTGTAAATATTTACATCATTTAAGAGGACCAAATGGCAACTAGAAAATCAAAATCAGCAACACAAGCAGCCGCAGAAACTGTAGCAGCAGAAGTAATTCCAGAAACTGTACAAGTTCAAACAACTGAGAGTCAACAAGCCCCGGCTGCGACAGCGGCTGCAGGACAAGTTCAAGTTAACGTAGACTTTCTACGTACAACACGTGTACACATAGCAATGCCATGTTATGGTGGTATGCTAACTGAATCAACGTTTATGAGTTTCATCAAGTGGGCTAACACAGCCCGTCAACTTGGTATCGATTGGACATTGGAAACAATGGTTAATGAAAGTCTTATCAGTCGTGCCCGTAACACACTAACTGCAAAGTTTTTAGACATGCCGGACGCAACTCACTTGTTCTTTGTTGACGCTGACATTGGTTGGGAGCCATGGCACCTGTTAGTATTATTGAACCGTGACAAAGACGTTATCGGTGGATTGTACCCAATGAAGACTATGCCTATCAAGTGGGTAGTTAACGGCTTTGAAGGTGCAGAAGAAGGACCTGATGGATTGCAAGAAGTATCTAAAGCTGGTACAGGTTTCTTGTTAATGAAGAAACATGTGTTTGAAAAGTTGAACGGTCACCCGGCTGTCAAGCAATATAAGAACGACATTGGACTTGATCCAAAGTATGACCAACACTTGAAGACTTACTTTGACACAGCAGTTCGTCAGAATCGTTACTACAGTGAAGACTGGACATTCTGTGAAAACTGGCGTGACATAGGTGGTAAGATTTGGGTTGACAAACGTATTCTATTACGTCATAGTGGTAGTTATGTTTTCTGTATGGAAAATCAAAACCATTTAATGGACACGATTGGACCTATGTATGTTCAACAACAGCAAGAGAAGGCAGCGCAAGCGGCACAAGCTCAACAAATACAACCAGACGCTAGCGGAAATGTTACGCTGAGTATAACTTAAAAATTGCCCCGAAAGGGGCTTTTTGCTAAATAAATATATGTCAAAAACAATATCATTGTTCATGAATCATCCCGAGTGTTCCAAAGATTGCTGTGAAGGCATGACAGAGGCATTGGGATCAGAGTATGATATTAAAATCTTTTCAGCAAATGAATGTAATAGCAAAACATTAGAATCAGCAGACATAGTTGCATTCCCCGGTGGCATAGGGGATGCTAGTTCATATGATAAGTTTTTTAGACGAAAGGCACAAAACTGTGTTGCGGACTATGTATCCGATGGTGGTAGATATTTAGGCATATGTATGGGAGCATATTGGGCAGGATCGCATTACTTTGACATACTAGATGATGTAGATGCAGTTCAGTATATCAAACGCCCAGGAGCAGATGTCAAAAGAAGCTATGGTACTGTTACATCAGTATTATGGAACGGTGACAGTGTTAATATGTATTTTTATGATGGATGTTCACTGGTAGGCGACAACACAAAATTTAAAACTGTTGCTACTTACGCAAACGGAGACGCAATGGCTATAATACAAAACAGAGTAGGATTGATAGGATGCCATCCAGAAAGTCGTAAATATTGGTATGAAAAGCCTTGGAACTATATAAATCAATATTGGCATAATAACGAACATCATAAATTGTTATTAGAATTTGTTAACACATTATCAGAACAGTAACTTATTTTTAACCAAAGTCATAAATAAAAGAAAAGAAATTACATGAGTTGGTTTAGACACAGACCCCCAAAATATCCTCCAAAACCCGATCCTACTCCGGATAAACAAAGAAACTGAGCATCATTTTTATTCAACTAAATACTACGTAATATAGGAAATAAAGAATGAGTGAAGCAAGTTTTGTTAATCATGGTCAAGTATCACTTGGCAGTATTAACACGTTTGGTTTTAAAAACCGATTAATCAATGGTCAAATGCAAGTTGCCCAACGGGGAACCAAAGCAACTATTACTGCAAATGCTGATATCCCTGAAGGTTATAAGACAGTAGACAGATGGTATGTTTACTCAACTGCGGGGAGTGTAGTAGCAGAGCAAGTTGCTGGTACAGGAAATATTAAAAATAATCTTCAACTTACCGGCGGCACTGGTACTGTTGGTGTAGGTCAACGCATTGAATCTGGTAATTCACGTGATTTAGCCGGAAACACTGTAACTCTATCAGCAAATCTTTCAAACAGTTCAACCCCAACCGTAAATTGGACAGTATATTATGCAACTGCTAACGATAGATTTGGTACCTTACTAGCTCCTAAAAGAAGAATGGTATCTAGAGGTAGTTGGACTGTAACTAGTACATTAACAAAATATGATGCTCAAATAGTACTGCCAGATGAAGCCATTAATGGTATAGAAGTTGTATTTACGTATACCGGTGGAGGGATATTTTTATTAGGTAATGTTCAATTAGAAATGGGCTTTGCCCCAACATCATTTGATTACAGGGCTTTTGGAACAGAATTAAATTTGTGTCAAAGATATTGCTATGCTACTGGTGGTGTTTCTAGTAATACCACAATAGCAAGTGCTATTACCGCAGGTGTCAAATATCAAATTGAATCTTTAGGAACAACCAACTTTGTTTCGATTGGTGCAGCAATTAACAGTGTGGGTGAAATTTTCACTGCCACTGGTTCGGGTGCTGGCACAGGAACTGCAATTAATCTTGTTGATAGATATAACGCAATACAAACTACCGGATATTGGGCTAATGCAAGCAATGGATATGCATATTTTACTGGTCAATTTGGTGTTAGTTTAAGAAGTCCACCAACTTTCTCAGCAACCGGTAATGCAACTAGTTACGGGATATATTCGTTTACAACCAATCCTTGGTATCAACCAGTTAATACATTCCTTGGGCTTTCAAATGTATCTAGCAATACATTTTATATGTTTACGTGTAATGTAGCAAACACTTCAAATATAAGCACCCCGTTTTTCCTCACAGACTATAACGGTACAACCTTTAGTAATAATTGGATAGTTTTTTCAGCAGAATTATAATCCAGTTAGACATATAGTATTGACTAAATACTAGATGGACATCAGAGAACTACAATCATTTCAACTGTCAGATGCAGTTAAATTTCACGACCACTTAAACCCAAAGATATTTCATGGGCAACATGTTCGTCCTGAGGTAGAAAAGCAACTTAAAATAATTGCAGGTGATTTCTTAGAAGAACTAGGTGTAGATGGTCTTGATGTGCAAGACATTACAATATCCGGTAGTAACGCTGCATATAGTTATACCCCTAACAGTGATCTAGACTTGCACATTTTAGTTGACATGACCAAACTAAATGATGATGAAATGTACCGTGAATTGTTTGATGCTAAAAAGAATGCATACAATGATAGTCATGATATTAAGATTCATGGTATTCCTGTAGAATTGTATATACAAGATAGTAGTCAACCTGTTATTAGTTTAGGTGAATACAGTATTAAAAACAACAAATGGTTAAAGATTCCTAGCAAACGCAGAGCAAACTTTGACCAAACTGCTACAGCTAAAAAATATGAAAAAATGCTGGCTGTAATAGACCGAGCGTTGAAGACACAAAAACTAGATCGTATTCAAAATGTGTTGAAAACTATCAAACGCTATCGTCAAGCTGGATTAGACAACGGTGGAGAGTTTGGTCCCGAGAATTTAGCATATAAAGCATTGCGTAGTCAAGGATATATCACCGCACTATACAAACTGCGTGATGAATTACATAGTAAAGAACTAAGCATTGAAGGTATGTATGCTGAGAACAGTAAGTTCTTAAACAAGCCTACGCCAACAATTGAACAACTTGTAATCAAGTATAAAGTTCCTAAACAAGATATATTGATTCAATTAGACAAGGGTATCAAAGTTGAACTAGAGCATACCAAAGATCGTGAGATTGCACGTGAGATAGCATTAGACCATATCAATGAAGATCCACATTACTATAACAAGTTGTCTAAAGCCAATATAAAAGAATCAACTGATTCTGAAATACATAACTATCACAAACTAGATAGAATATTAGCTAAGTTGTGTGAGATGGTTGTCAAGGGACAAAGTTCTGACAAAGATTATGGTATGGTAGCTGCTTGCGTATTAGACACTGATAACAAAATAGTAGCTGGATTAAACAGTCTTGGAACTGATGGTAAACGCATTCACGCTGAACGTGTTGCTATTGAAAAGTATGAACAGAAGTACGGAGAAGTACCAGATGATAGTATTGTTCTAACTACACTAAGCCCCTGCAATGAAACTCATGACGAAACAGCGGAAAATAGAGTTGGTGAAAGCTGCACAGATTACTTAAACAGTAAGGGTATTGAGAAAGTATATTGTGGCTACATCGATCCTACACAAGGTAATGATATTAGAAATTTCAATATGATGGAAACTAGTAACAAAGATATACGTGAAGAATGTAAGAAGTTTGCTGATACATTCTTGAAACAAGATATAAATGAGGGTTTTGACCAACCCTATCCACTCAAGTGGGAAAAGAGTGAGTATGGTGATGTTGACGCATTAGCTACCTTACCGGATGGTAGTCCACTAAGTATCATGTTTAATCAGCAGCAAGGAGACGAGGGTGAAGAAGCTACACAAGTTGAATTCTATAGAAATAACAGTCAAGAGGTAACAGGTGAAGGCGATGCACAGCGTGTGTTTGCTACAGTGTTAACTGCTATTCAGCAATATATTAAAAAATACAAGCCAGTAAAATTAACTTTCTCAGCAAGTAAATTACTTGATCCATCTACATATTATGACCCAGACGAACCAACTCCAAACCCAGAGAGTCGTGCTAAGTTATACGATAGGTTAGTTCAGCGTTATGCAAAAGCATGGGGATATAGAGCTTTAAGGGCAGACACTCACTCATTAGTTATATACGAATTGACTAGAATGAAGCCAAGAGTAGCAGAAGCAAGTGGTTATATCCCTAGTGAAAAAGAAAAAAACGACCCACGTTTTAAAACAGCATTAACAGTAGATGTTAAGCCTGATAGTATCAAAAAGAACGCAAAAGCGTTTAGCTGGCTTACTAGCAGAGCCGGTATTCCACCTACAGCAAACCCCTCCGGGAAGTTATGATAATACATTATTTTGATAAATATAGTATTAACACGGGATTTTTACCATGAAAATTAGAGAAATATACGAGAACACAACAGCAGGCTCAATTGCACCAACAGAACATGCTTTTGTAAAAATGCAAACACGCAATCCAAGTGTCTACGGAGATCAAAAAGTAGGTAGTCTGTTAAAAGGTAAAAAGACAAACAAACCGTTCGTCAACAGCATCAATGAAGGTGCTGTTAAACAATATGTTATGGACTTGAAAGAGTTAACTGACGAAGAATTCAAAAAGAAGTATAAGAAAACAAAGCAAGAAGCACGTAAGGCTATGAAAGAAAAGCCAGAACCAGTTAATGAAGCAGATTTGCAAGAAGATGATATCATCGTAGTCCCTGGTCAAGGAAGATTAAGAAAGACTGGTTTTGTTAAGCACGGACAAAGTCGCGTAGATCACGAAGTAGAAATGGCTCGCAGTGATTTGTTCAGTGCAGCAAAAAATGCTAAACAAGTACTTGAAATGATTCACAGTGTGTCTGAAGAAGAAGGACTTGAAGGCTGGGTACAAGAGAAGATTATCAAAGCTAATGACTATCTAAACACAGTTCGTGAATACTTGGAAGGTAAACAAGTGCAAGGTGTGGCGGAAGGTAAACGTAATTTAAAATGTGTTTGCAAGTCACATGGGCAAGATCAATGCCCAGTTCATGCACCATTAGATGAAGGTTCTACTTCAGCTAACAAGAATAAGAAAGTAAAATAATTATGAGTAGTATTTTAAAAGGCATTCAACTTAATGAAGTTAATCCAAATAATTATGATAGTGATTGGGATTATCAAGATGCAGTAGCACGTAGCGGTAGATCACGTTCTAGAAGTTCAGACAGTTATGATGCACATGATGCTGAAAATGATGCGTATGAAATGCACAAAAGATTTGCAGCCACTCGTGCTAGAAAAGAAGCTGAGGCTAAAGCAGCCGCTGAGAAAGCAAAAACAGAGAAGTTAGATGAACTAAGCCCTAAAACATTAGCAAGTTATAAAAAGAAAGCAGGAGCTGATGCTACTGCTAGTGACAATCGAGGTGATTATGCTCGCGGTAATAAGCGCATGAGTGGTATTATGCAAGCAACTAAAAAAGAGTTTGCTAACGATGCTAAAGGTGTGGCGGAGGTCACCGGTGACAAACCTTTTGATAGTATGATGAAGAACATATCAAAAGGTACTAACAAACAAAAAACCTTAGACCGTAAGGAACAGCAAAAACAAACTCAACAACGAGCACGTGATGCTTTTGGTAATATGTTTGGTGGTGGCAATCCTGCTGACCAGTTAAAAATTAGAGAGCAAGGTGTGGCGGAAGGCTCTGAAGAAGATAGTTACTCAAACAAGTTTGTTCAAAGTCAGATTGACTATTATAAGAAACATCTCTTATCAGGAAATACCGGTGACCAGCATCGTATTCGTGGTTCGTTAATGAATTACGAAAGAATCAAAAATCAACGAATCAAAAATAACACTTGGCAAGAGCAAGGTGTGGCGGAAGGCTTGGATGATAATAGAGTTAGTTTTAAGGTACAAAAAGGTAAAAACAAATTTGCAACTACTTTAAGTGTTGGTGTTAACCCAGTAGGAGTATACCAATATGATGCTGATACAGGTCGTAGTGTGGCCGAGGTTTATCCAGAATTCAAAGGCAAAGGATTAGGTAAATTATTAGTTTTACATGCTATCTATACCGCGGCCAAATTGGGATTAGATTTCCAAGAAGATGAATCAAGAACTTCAGAGTATGATAATGTATTAGATAGTTTGAGTAGCAACGGTTATATTGTAGATGACGATGGTTATTGGTATGTTACCGGCGAAGGTGAACAATATCTACAACACTCATTAAAGCAAGGTGTGGCGGAGGCACAACATAGCTGCCCACACTGCGGTGGCGAGATGGTTAACGAAGAACTAATGAACGAAAAGAAAGATGCTTGCTACTACAAAGTCAAGAGCCGTTATAGTGTATGGCCTAGTGCTTACGCTAGTGGTGCATTAGTCAAGTGTCGTAAAAAAGGAGCAAGTAACTGGGGCAACGGTGGAAAGAAGAATGAGAGTTCTATCTTAGAAGGTATTGAACAAGCAGATGAAAGTTTACACGATTGGTTCAGCAAAGAAAAATGGGTGCGTATGGATACTAAGGGCAACATTAAAGGTCCATGTGCAAGAGAACCGGGCGAAGGAAAGCCAAAATGCTTGCCACAAAGTAAAGCACATAGTTTAGGCAAGAAGGGTCGTGCTAGTGCGGCTCAACGTAAGCGTAGAGAAGATCCTAATCCAGACCGTCATGGTTCAGCTATCAATGTTAATACAAAGAAAAAATCTAACGAAAATATAGGCGAAGGCTGGAAAGAAAACTTAGGAGCGGCAACATTAGCAGGTGCAATGGCATTTGGTGGTGCAGGACATGCCCAAGCTGCTGATTTGAGCGGGTACAATACACAATACTTACAACAAGTTGCTCAAGGTAATCATCCAAGGCCAATGGTTAGTGTAGCTGATGCTAAGGCAGAATTACAAGCAAGAATGTCTGCTAATCCAGTATCAGGTAAAACTCCAGAAGAGGCAATGCGTGATCCAAGATATAAGAGTGATCCTATGTTTAAAGCAGAGGTAGATAGAGCAGCCTCAATTGGATCTGCACCACAAGCAGAAGCACCAAAAGGTTTTAGTATGGAATATCTACAAAAAGCCGCGGATCCCAATCGTTTTGGTAGATACTTGATAAGTATCGAAAAGGCACAAGAGTTGCTGAAACAAGCACAGAACAAATAATTATGGATACCTTTGAATTCTATCAGAGTCGTAAAGGTTATCCGACTCCACCAATAAAATGACAAAACCATCTTGGAGAAAAAAACAACAGTCATTCTTTGTTGAAAAGAATATTGAATTTCAACAAGACCAACGAATCATAAATTGGTTGGTTAATACAAATACATACGTAATTGGTGATGAGTATTTTAATAAATATTTTCAACGCACTGATGATGTGATTGATGCAAAGCAAGCCTTGATTTTTATAAAAAATTATACCAGTTCAAAATATTTGGAGCAAAAGTTAACTCCTTTTATTAATATTACTAGAGTATGTATAGCAATAAATAAATTTGTAATTTATACGGATACTATTGAGGATGTTAACGAAGACTATGATGTTGCATTATTTGACTTCATTCAATCTATCTTTAAAAATCGTATAATAGAATATTATTATGTTCCTAATGTCAAAGGGTCACATTTTAATTTTGCCAGCCCTACTACACAATTCTTTATCACATGAAATCATATGAAGACGGTACATTAACTCATAGTGTTCGTCAAATTTATTCTTTATACAAAGCAAATCATCCATTGTTTGACGAATGGATGAGATCAAAACATAAACCTATCACCTGTCTTGACATTAACAATACTATATTAAATCTAATATCTGATAAAAAAAGTATATGGATAGACTCATTTGGATACGGATTATCTGATAATTTCATATCAATTGAACATTACCGTTTTCATTCGTTGTTAGGTAATTTGTCAAATATCTATTTCAGACAAGGTTTACATAATATTAAAACATACAATGAATTAATACAAACATTTAATCCAGAAATAGTAGTATATTATAAATCTGAGTTTTTTAAGTACCTAACAGTATCTGAATTAATTGCTAAACTTAAAGAACTTAAATCCATATTCAATAATTTAATAATCTACATGGATTTATTATATATAGACTATAACAAGTTAAAATACCCAATAACACATGTAATATCACAAATTCATGAGATTTTTCCCAAATCAATCATAAAACGTTATGCATTGTCTGGGATATTGATAAATATATAATTATAGGATATATGACATGTTATCAGACAATTTAAAAACACTATTAGGAAGTACATTTGTCCTGTACACCAAAACACACGGATTTCATTGGAACATTGAAGGCAGTAATTTTCCGCAGTATCATAAATTTTTAAATAAAATGTATGATGAAATCTATGAAAGCATTGATACTATTGCAGAATATATCAGAACATTAGATAGTTATTCTCCTGGTAGTTTAGCAAGAATGCTTGAATTAAGTATAATTGAAGAACAATCCAAAATTCCACGTGTTGATTTAATGCTTGAAGAACTACTAGCTGATTGTGAAAAAATGATTAAGTTGGTAACTGAATTATTTGATATTGCAACAGAACAACGAGCACAGGGTATTGCCAATTATCTAGCTGAATTACAAGACTTGTATGCCAAAAAGGCTTGGATGATTCGTGCTACTCTTAAAAAATCACGGGAATAAAATGAAGAAAATTATTATCGCAGTAACATTGTTGCTATCATCACTAAGTATATTTGCTTGGACACAACGACAACCTAATCCAATACAACAATGTCAAGTACATGCCCCATATGGATTTCCACAAACAATAGGCGTTCAAGCTATCTGTCGTCAAGCATATCTAGTTGGATATGATGCAGTAGCAAAATTACCAAAATTTGTAACTTATGAGCTATTACCACAAAACGCATTGGGTTGTGTAGCACGTACAAATGCATTTGCAACTGATCAATCAATATCAGACGGTGCTAGACCAGATGATTACGCTGCCACAGGATATGACAAGGGTCATATGAGTCCAGATGGTGACTTGTCTTGGGATACACAAGTTGAATTTGAGTCATTCTTAATGACTAACATGAGTCCACAAGCCGGATCATTAAATCGTGGAATATGGAAATTACTAGAAACTAGTGTACGTGGTTGGGTAGTTCAGCACAATCAAAGTTACACTGTTTATGTGGGTGGAGTATATAATGCACAAGACAAGAAAATCGGCAACGGCGTCGTTGTTCCTCATGGTTTTTACAAGATTGTTATCAATAATCAAACGAATGAAGTAGCAGGCTGGGCTTTTCCTCATGTTGCTCCATATCCTAATTTGGGTAATGACCTAACTAAGTTTCGTTTACCAATAGCACAGATTGAAAGTGCAGGTGGTGTTAAATTTGCTTATCCTAAAAATGCAAAAGAACTTGCGTCTGGTCAAGAATGGCCTGTGGATTTCGGTGCATTGACAAAAGCCAAACGTGCTAGATGTGGTGCAAACGCAATAGACGATTGATAAATATAATATAGGGGAAAAAAAATGCCAAAAATTACACACAGCATATCATCGGAATTGGGGACTAGTTTCACTCCATTTCATGGATGGGCAAAATCTAGATTATCAACAGAAGAATTTAATTCTTTTACAACTATTATAGATACTGATACGACTGAATTTAACTTTGAGTATTCAGAATTATACAATGCTTGGTTGGTAGATCAAAAAATAATACATAAAATATTTCATGACGGTGTTGAATATAAAGTAAATTCATACACCGATTTCGCATAGTAATGAAATATATTGAAATAATCAATGAGTCGGCTGCACATGAACTAGCAAAAAGATTGCCTAGTTTAGATAAGTACGACTATAATACCATTGATGATCTAATGCGTAAAGTTGCTAAAAAACACCGTATTACAGGCAAAGCATTACGTGATTTGTTTGTTCGCAAATATCGTTCCACCCCTGATCTTTGGGCCAAAAAACTGGACGAAGAATCATCGGGATCAGAAATAGAATCAGAAGTTAAACAGTTTGCTGAATGGGCATGTAGAACACTACATATTAAAAACGTTCCAGAAATTGAATTAAGCCAAGATACAAAAGATGCACAGGATAATCATCACACCGGTCGTCACGTTGAGGGCGAGGATTCTATTTGGGTATATGCAAAGAACCGCAATCTGGTAGACATACTACGTACAGTGTTTCATGAACTAGTTCACATTCGCCAAGGTGAACTCAATATGATTAAGCCAAACAGTAGCTACCCAGGTAGTCCAATTGAAGTTATGGCTGATATGTTAGCTGGTAAATATATCAAAATATATGGTGAAAAGCACCATAAAATCTTTCAATAAATAATCATTTGTGCTATAATGCATAGATGATTAATTTGCTTGTTCCCTTACCCAAACAATTAACAGTAGCTTTTAGTGGTGGAGTGGACAGTTGTGCCGCAGTTGATTTTCTAAGTAGAAAGCATGATGTTATTTGTGCTTTCTTTCATCATGATACGGAGAATAGCGAACGGGCATATGAATTTGTTGCCAACTTTTGCAACGACAGAAAACTATCATTAATTTTTGCCCGTATCAGTGAACCAGTTGTTCCAAAAGGTATCAGTCAAGAAGAACATTGGCGTGACCAAAGATATACATTTTTACACACATTAGGTCCTGTCATTACAGCACATCACTTAGATGACTGTGTAGAAACATATATCCATTCAGCACTTAATGGAACACCCAAAGTAATCCCTATGATTCGCAACAATGTACTACGCCCATTCTTAACAACACGCAAGAGTGAATTTATCTTTTGGTGTCAACGACACAATGTACCCTGGATTGAAGATTCAAGTAATCAAGATTCTAAATACATGCGTAACTACATTCGCAACGAATTAATGCCACATGCATTGCGAGTTAACCCAGGTTTACATACTTTGGTAAAAAAAGTTGTTGAAAAGCAACGATGATTCGTGTATACTTACATTTTAAGGAGAACCTATGTCAGATTATAACAGAAGCTTTAACGGTGACGCAAAGATTAAACTAACTCAATTGATTAACGAGGGCATGACAGTCATGCACGAAATTGATACATTGAATGGTGGTTTAACAGATACTATCAAAGCAGTAGCAGAAGAATTGGAAATCAAAGCCAGTACACTGAAGAAAGCTATTCGTATTGCACACAAAGCAAGTCTCGGTCAGACTAACAAAGACCACGATGAACTCAACACTATCTTGGAAACTGTGGGCAAAACACTTTGAGTTACGTTGACGCTATACACGCAAAAGACGAAGACCGTATCTACGTTGTAGAGAGGGATAATAACGGCAAACGTGAATACAAAGAATATCCTACTAACTATGTACTATACTATCCCGATCATAAGGGAAAGCAACGTAGTATCTATGGTAATCCAGTCTCACGATTCAGCACACGCAAGCGCACAGAGTTTGAGAAAGAAAGACGCATCCATTCAGGCAAGAAATTGTTTGAAAGTGATGTACCAGTTGTCTTTCGCTGTCTAAGTGAAAACTATCTTGGTGTTGATGCACCTAAACTACACACATGCTTCTTTGACATTGAAGTAGACTTTGATCCTATCAAAGGCTTCAGCCCTACTAGCGATCCATTCAATCCTGTTACTGCTATCAGTTGTTACTTAGACTGGCTTGATCAGTGTATCACACTAGTGATTGCTCCCAAACATATGTCTAGTGAAACAGCCAATGAAATCATCGGTGAGTTTGAGAATACGATGTTGTTCAAGACCGAAAAAGAAATGTTTGATGTGTTCTTTCAATTGATTGAAGACGCAGATGTGTTAACTGGTTGGAACTCAGAGGGCTATGATATACCTTACATGGTCAATCGTGTTACTAGGGTGATGAGTAAAGATGACACACGCAAGTTTTGCTTGATGGGTCAATTACCTAAAGCTAGAGAATATGAACGATTTGGTAAATCAGAAACTACATACGACTTAGTTGGTCGTGTACATCTTGACTATTTACAACTCTACAAAAAGTACAACTATGAGTCTCGCCACTCATATAAGTTAGATTCTATTGGTGAGATGGAAGTAGGAGAGAATAAAACACAATACGAAGGTACGCTTGACCAATTGTATAACAAAGACTTTAAAAAGTTCATTGAGTACAACAGACAAGATACTATGTTGTTAGTGAAAATTCACAACAAACTAAAGTTTTTAGAACTAGCTAATCAACTAGCGCATGAGAACACTGTACTGCTTCCAACAGTTATGGGTTCTGTGGCAATGATTGAGATGGCTATTTTTAATGAAGCCCACGCACGAGGGCTAGTAGTTCCTGATAAAAAACGAAAGACTGAAAATGATAATGAAATTCAACAAGCGGCAGGTGCCTTCGTTGCTACTCCCAAAAAGGGAATGCACGAATATGTTGGAGCAGTTGACATCAACTCGCTCTATCCCTCGGTTATTCGTGCCCTCAACATGGCAGGAGAAACAATCGTTGCACAAGTCAGACAGACAATCACAGACCAGTACATGAGCGACAAGGGCCTTCGACTAGCAAGTGAAAAGAAACGCTATAAAGAAGGTGACGATGATGTGACTGGCGCTGTTCTATGGGAAAACCTGTTTGGTTCACTAGAGTATACTAGTATCATGAATCAAGAACGAGGTACCATGCTTACTGTAGACTACGAAGATGGTCGCAGTGTAGAAATGTCAGCGGCAGAGATTTGGAAACTAGTCTTTGATAGTCATAAGCCCTGGATGCTAAGTGCAAACGGCACAATCTTTACTTATGAAAAAGAAGGCGTTGTTCCCGGTCTATTAAGTCGCTGGTACTCAGAACGTAAAGAAACACAGAAATTAGCAAAAGAAGCGTATGGCACTGACAAATATGATTATTATGATAAGCGTCAACTTGTTCGTAAGATTTTGTTGAACTCAGCATACGGTGCATTGTTGAACGAACATTGCCGATTCTACGACAAGCGTATAGGTCAGAGTGTTACATTAAGTGGTCGGCAGATTGTTCGTCATATGATGAGTAACATCAATGAAACGGTTGAAGGTGTTTATTCACATGAAGGAAATGCAATTGTTTATGGTGACACAGACAGTTGTTACTTTACTGCATACCCTATTCTCAAATCGCAAATACAGAACGGTGAGCTTGAATGGAACAAAGAAACTTGCATTGGTCTATATGATAGTATTGCCGACCAAGCTAATGATTCATTTCCCGGATTCATGGAGAAGGCATTTCACACACCTCGCAAGAGTGGTGAGATTATCAAAGCTGGTCGAGAACTAATTGGTGATCGTGCTATCTTTATCGTTAAGAAAAGATATGCTATCAACATCTTTGACAAAGAAGGTAAGCGTAAGGACAAAGATGGCAGTGCAGGTGACATCAAAGCTATGGGTCTTGACTTGAAACGTGCTGACACACCTAAGTATATACAAGAATTCTTAATGAATGTGTTGCAAATGGTCCTTCAACAAGGTAAAGGTCGTGATGAAGTTATTGAAGCAATCAAAGACTTCAAGCGTATCTTGTCATCACAAGACAGTTGGACTAAGGGTTCACCTAAAGGTGTAAACAAACTTACATACTACGGTGACTTGGAAGCTAAAAGTAAAACTGGCAGAGCAAACATGCCCGGACACGTTAGAGCCGCACTTAATTACAATTATTTGCGTAGAGTTAATGGTGATAACTATAGCCAAAGCATTATTGACGGTATGAAGGTAGTTGTTTGTAAACTAAAATCTAATGCGTTAGGGTTTACAAGTATTGCTTATCCTGTTGATGAACTACGACTACCTAAATGGTTTACTGAATTACCGTTTGATGATGCTGAAATGGAAAAGACATTAGTTGATGAAAAGATTGATAATTTACTAGGTGTGTTGGGTTGGGATATTCGTTCTAACACAGACACAAAGAGTACATTTGATGATTTGTTCTCATTCGGGTGAATTGATGTTGCATTTCGCAATAAAATCCACTATAATACACACATAAACAACCTAAATACTTTAAAGGAAAAACATGAAAGATAATTTACAAGACTTGATTCAACATACACATGGCTTAGGCAATGTTGACTTAATCAAAATCACTGGCACTGACCAAGAAACTCAAGTTAACGCAGTAGCAGAAGATAAATCTGTTATTGTTAGTGGTTCATTTAAGAATCCAAATGCAGGTTTTATTGGTACGTTTGGTATGCCTAACTTAGGCAAATTAAAAACAATTTTAGGCTTTGATGACGTTTATGATTCAGATGCTAAAATTAATATTACATATGTAAAAAAAGATGGAGTTGATGTTCCATCAGCAATTCACTTTGAAACTAAGAACGGTGACTTTGTTAATGACTATAGATTGATGAGTAAAGCAATTGTTGAAGAAAAAGTCAAAACTGTTACCTTCAAGGGTACTACATGGAATGTTGAATTTGAACCTACAATTGCAGGCATTCAACGACTAAAGAAACAAGCAAGTGCTAACAGTGAAGAAGATCATTTTACATTGACTACAGTTAATGGTGACTTGAAAGCTAACTTTGGTGATCCATCAACTCACAGTGGTAACTTTGTGTTTCAAGCTGGTGTAGGTGGAACATTAAACAAAACTTGGAACTGGCCCGTTAAGGTATTCTTGGCAATCATGGATCTTCCCGGTGACAAGACAATTCGTGTAGCTGATGCTGGTGCAACTGAGATTACAGTTGACAGTGGTTTGGCAACATATCGTTACTTACTTCCAGCAAACGCAAAATGATTGACTACGTAGTTGGTGGTGAGTTTATGAACGTGACTAGTAGTAAGGGGGTAACTCCCTACTTTAGTCATACTTCTAATCCCATGCAAGGTGCTGTATCATACGAATCTGGCAGTGGGAACCTAAAAGTATTTGACGGTAATAGTTGGCAAACTATCGGTGGCAGTAGTGCTGTGATCAATCTTACAGCTAACGCTATTACTATCTTAAAGTGGGCTGAACAGAAAATGCTAGAAGAAGCCGAGCGCAACAAATTAGCAGAAACAAATCCCGCTATCAAAGACCTTGTTGAGCAAATTAAACAAAAAGAAGAACAAATTAATATGGTTCAAACTCTACTTAATAGCCCAGGCGATTATAAAATTAAAAATTCTATGGTACCATAATGGAACAAGTTAATCTATCAGCAAGTCACAATCCTGAGTGGGCATTGTTTTTACCTGCAGTCAGTAGTTTTTATATTGCTGGCTTGGGTAAGCAACGTGAGGGTGAAGTATACTTTGAACCTCAACGTATACCAGTTGCTTTCAATGGTGACGTAGAAAAACTAAACTTTTTAAATAGTAAAGAAGGCTTATACTATTACAAGTGGGGTTTGTATAGTGCTGGTCACGCTAATTTAGATACTACTAAAGATGATCCTAACGAAAGTATCATTCGCAAACGTGAAGCCGGTACATTCATGTTGGGTGACAGCGGTGGTTTTCAGATTTTAAAGGCTCAATGGCCAGCGGACTGGAAAGATCCCAACTGTCCACGTGCCATGGTAAAACGTAAAGCTGTATTGAACTGGATGGACACATACATGGACTATGGTATGTGTTTAGATATCCCATCACAATCTCTATCTACATTTCATATTAAAGATCCCAAGACTGGTAAAAGTGCTCACGGTATCAGTACAATTGAAGAAGCTATTAGTGCTACTCATATCAACAATGAATACTTTATTAAACATCGTAATGGTAATTGCAAGTTCTTAAATGTGTTGCAAGGTCGTAATCATACACAAAGTGATGACTGGTATGAAGAAATGAAGAAATATTGTGACCCAAACATCTATCCAGACAATCACTTTAATGGTTGGGCATTCGGTGGTCAGAACAAGATTGATGTACACTTGATGTTGCGTAGACTTGTTAATATCATACATGATGGATTACTAGTAGAAGGTAAGCATGATTTGATTCACTGTTTAGGTGTGAGTATCTTAGAGTATGCGGTACTCTTCACCGACATTCAGAAAGCTATTCGTAAGTATCACAACCCTAAACTACAGATTACATTTGACTGTGCAAGCCCATTCTTTAGTGCGGCTAAGGGTCTAGCATATTTTAACACAGCTATTGAACATAACAAGAAATGGTCTTATCAAATGGAAAAGACTGCTGAGAAAAAATCTTATGCTAGTGATACCCGTAAGTTTAGAGATGCGGTATTGGCTGAGGGTATTCATAAAGTATTTACTGATAGTCCAGTTACTGACCTGTTGACCTTAAAGGACCTTTGCTATCGTGGTCAAGGATTCTTAGGTCAACATAATAAAGAAACTAAAACTAGCTGGGATACATTAAGCTATACATTATTACAGAGCCATAATGTGTTTACACACATGAGTGCAGTACAAGAAGCCAATCGTAAGTATGAGCAAGGTATCATGCCTAAGATGGTTATGAATAAGTTTGATGATGAACACTTTGGTGAAATCGTTGATAAGATATTTGCACAAAATGATAGACAAAAGAGTCTAGATATGATAGAATCACATAGTAGCTTCTGGATGCAAATGAAGTCAGGCAGTCAGGGTTTCAGTGGTAAGAAAGCAATGAACGCTATGACAATGTTTGACCAATTGTTTGAAGTAAATAACAGTGAATCGGAAGTTGATGAAGTCATTGAGGATAGTGATGACGCAATGTCCGAAATCTTAGGAGAATAACATGCAAGAACAAATAGAACAAACACTGACTGAAAAGCGTCGGCGTATTATAGATAAAGCAATTCGTACAATATTTGTGCGTTTTCAAAAAGAAGGTATTCATAAATACTCGGCGGCAGCAACAGACCCCAACTTAGCAACAGGTGATGAATATGATGTTAGCTTTCTAGCAACTCCGCATAGACACATCTTTCATTTTGAAGTGTCTATTGAAGTATTTCACAACGACAGAGATATTGAGTTTATTCAATTCAAGCGATGGTTAGAGAATCAATATTCTCAAAACATTCTTCAATTGGATTACAAAAGTTGTGAAATGATTAGTGATGACCTCTATGAAGTTATTGCAACTCGATATCCAGATCGTAATATTGTTATTCAAGTATCGGAAGATAATGAAAACGGTGCTACGATTGTTTACAACTTAACCACTCCCCTTCACAACATCGCTATTTAAAGGAATTATTAAAATGGCAAAATCACAATTTCAAACTAATCCACGTGTTACACAAATCTTTGAGGACCTTGAAGGGTATCTCATGTTCTGTCAAGATTACGGATACAAGTTTGATGAAGCAACACTATATGATATGCGTAGTTTTCCCTATCGTCAATTAACAAAAGTGTTAGCAAACAAGCCTGCAAAAGATCAGTGGGCAGAAGATATGCGGCCATGAAAGTAGTGTTAGTCACTGGGGGCTTTGACCCCCTGCACAGTGGGCACATTGAATACTTCAAGGCTGCTAAGAAGTTAGGATTCTTACTTATAGTAGGAATCAACAGTGACGCATGGTTGACCCGTAAAAAAGGTCAACCTTTTATGCCTATTACTGAACGAAAAGCAATCATTGAAAATCTATATCAAGTTCATAATGTAATTGAGTTTGATGATAGTGATGACACAGCTATTGATGCCATTAAGCAAGTAAAGAAATTACACCCAAAATCAAATATTATATTTGCTAATGGTGGCGACAGAACTAAAGACAACATTCCCGAAATGATATTTGATGATGTAGAATTTGTGTTCGGTGTCGGTGGCAACAACAAAATGAATTCAAGTAGTTGGATTCTACGTGAATGGAAAAACCCTAAAACAGAGCGTCAATGGGGATATTATCGTATACTACATGATATACCGGGATGTAAAGTAAAAGAACTAACTGTTAATCCTGGACAAAGTTTAAGTATGCAACGACATTTCAAACGACATGAATTCTGGCATGTTACTGAGGGTAATTGTATACTAGAACAGAAACTATCCGGCGGTTATGCATTACCTCCAATAGATTTAAAAACATATAGTCAGGTACAAATTCCACAAGGTGATTGGCATAGACTAAGTAATCCATACACTGTGCCGTGCAGAATTGTAGAGATTCAATATGGTATATTATGTGACGAAGATGATATAGAAAGACAAGATGCGTAAATTATATTACATGGGTCTCGAACCTTACAAAGCACGATACACACTACAGTTACAAGACTGGAATGAAAGTGTATTCAAACGTAGAGGCATTAACTATGTTATTGTACCCGGCGAAACATTAGGTAACGATCAAGCTATCGTTACAGGTCAAGTACTAGACGCACATGGTCGTACATACTACGGTATGAGTCAACTGATGAATCTAGTTAAGATGATGAAAGCCGGGCACGTTGGTGCAGGTGATGTAGTTTACTTTGAAGATATGTTTCAACCGGGTATTGAATCATTACCTTACATTATGAAACAGATTCCTATCACAAGTCGTCCTAAGATTTATGTTCGCTGTCTTGCACAAAGTATTGACCCAGATGACTTTGTTCATGTTTGGGGTATGAGTGAATTTATGGGTCACTATGAGAAGATGGTTGATAGTTTTGTTGATGGTGTACTCGCTACTAACGAAGAAATGGTCATGCACATGAAGATCGCAGGATGGAAAGCAACACTATATAACATCAGTGGATTAGCATTCGGTAAGAGTGAGGTGCAAAGTAGGGTAGAATCTATCAAACCATTCAGTGATAGAAAACATCGTGTCGTATTCTCAGCACGTTGGGATCAAGAGAAGCAACCTGACTTCTATATGGACCTTATTGAAACATGGAATGAACGTCATCCTAAGAGTGGCGTAGAGTTTGCTATTTGTTCAGGTGGTAAACTAAAGTCAAACAATGACAGCTATATGCAACGCACACGTGATATGCAGTCACGCGGCGTGTTAAAAGTTTATGAGGATTTAGAAAAGAATGCTTACTATGATATCGTCAATGACAGTCGTATTGTTTTTAATTGTGCTTTGCAAGATTGGGTTTCAAATACCGTATCAGAAGCAGATTCCCTTGGATGTAATGTGTTATATCCTGCTTATAGGTCTTTCCCCGAGACTTTTGCAAATGACCATTCTAGACTTTACATTCCCTGGTCTATAGAAGATGCACTAGACAAACTAGAAAAATTATTAAAGAAACCCCACGAAAAGATGGGAGCAATCAGTGATTATAACAATGGTACTATTGATCGTATCATTGATATATTAGAAGGTGGTGGAGACAAATACTTACGTATGTCATCAGACTATCGTAAATACACTAGAGAAAGTAAATACTAAAAGGAGAATATTATGTTTGAATCAACTTACACAGAAAACAGTTTTATAAACTATCGTTCAGCAGAGGAAATCAATAGTGCAATGGGTAGGGTGTACGGACACATGAGTCTTGCTATCATTGTATCAATGATTGTCAGTTACTTTGTGGGTTCTAGCCCAGAGTTGTTGGCATTCTTTTTTACAGGCGTAATGAAATGGATTGTAATCTTTGCACCACTAGCAGCTATTTTTGGTGTTTCCTATGTGCTGGGCAACAATCCTAGTAAAAGTGTAGCACAGTTGTGTCTACATGGCTTTGCAGCATTGATGGGTTTAAGTTTTGCTACAATCTTTGCTGTGTTTACTATGGGTAGTATTGTGAGTGCATTTATGGGAGCAGCAATATTGTTTGGTGTTATGAGTGGTTATGGCTACTTTACCAAACGTAGTCTGGACAGCATGGGCAAATTTATGTTTGTTGGATTAATTGCTATTGTTATTGCTAGTATCGTTAATATTTTTATTGGCAGTACTGTAATGCAAATGGTTATCAGCGCATTGGCTATTATTATCTTTCTTGGACTAACAGCGTATGATACACAAAAGATCCGTGAAGAAGTCAGTGTAGATACTAGTGATGTTGTAGAAATACGCGGAGCATTAACTCTTTATATGGACTTTATCAACTTGTTTTTAAACTTGTTAAATCTGTTTGGGGATAGAAAATAAGCATGGCAACTCGTAAAAAGAAAATAGATGTTATCATGTCTGCTGACATTGCAGAAATGATTGAACCCAAAGTAGTTAAAGGTAATCATTTGACCGTAACTACTTTCTTTGACGGCAGAACTATGCTACAATGGGATGACGAAGCATTATTAAAAGAAGTGCAAGAAGCACTCAAGTCAGTAGAAACAAAAACAAAACGCAAATCAATAAAGGAAAAATTATGAGCGCACATCAAGATATAGAAACACAATTGGCAGCATACCAAGCTGAATCAGCAAAGTTTGAAGCAGGTAACTCAGCAGCAGGCACTCGTGCCCGTAAAGCATTGGGTGAACTAGCTAAAGCAGTTAAAGCGCGCCGTAATGAGATTACTGAGACTAAGAACGCACGTGCCGCAGAAAAAGCGGCTGCTAAATAATTATGGATCAAAGAATTAAGGATATCTTACCTGAAATTACATACGGGTATGAAGGTTATGAAGTATTGGGTGACAACATCACTTATATATTTGATGTACCTGACTCATTATATGAGTTAACATACGAACTAGACGATTTTGTAATTGATTCGGACATTGAAGTTAACTACAGAAGTAAGTTACGTTACTGTTACAAAACTGAAAAAGTTCACATCATGTCTGGATGTAATTCAACCGGTACTCCTAGAGGTCTAGTGGTTAATGTTGACCAAGCTAATGCTATCAAGTTGGAAAAACAACTAATAATTTTTGCTTTGTTGAAAGATACAAAATGGTCAGTTACTAAAATTGACAACATACAAAATAACTTAGATGCCAACATTAAGCAGGAACAATTTTTTAATTCTTTGTTCACAATTGCATAAATAAACATGTAAGCTACAAAACGGTAGCTTACATTTCAAAAACAAAACCATCACAAAGGAAGGTTATCTATGAGTTATAATAAGACAAAATATAGGCATAAATACTCTATAGGAGTAAGTTATGCACCAACCATTTACATATTTAATAAAACATAAGCTATCAGGAAAAGTGTACTACGGAGTACGATATGCTAAAAAATGTTCCCCAAAAGACCTATGGAAAACATACTTTACTTCCTCAGAGGATATTCGTATGTTGATAGAAAGCGATGGTAAGGATGCCTTTGAGTTTCAAATAAGAAAAATCTTCAATGATGCTAAAAAGGCGATTGAGTGGGAAAAAAGAGTCCTAAAAAGAATGAAGGTAATCAAAAGAGAAGATTTTATCAATAGAAATATTCCCGGATCATCAATGTTTTCTCATAGCGAAGAAACTAAGAAAAAGATGAGAAAACCCAAACCAATTGGATTCAGTGAAAAATTAAAAGGTAATAAACATGCCTCTAATACTAAAGGTATATCAAAAACAAAAGAACATGCTGAAAACATTTCTAAAGGAAAAAAAGGTAAAGCACCATTTAAGGGTGAGGATCATCCTAGATATGGTACAAAAAAATCTAATGATGAACTTCTTAAATTATCACTTTCCATGAAGAAAAAGAAATGGATGAACAATGGGGTTAACTGTGCATTTGTTGAACCCACTGAAATTGACATTTACTTAGCGAGGGGATATACTATGGGAAGAGGATCTCTAAAATTTACAAAGGAAATATAAATTGTCGTATAATAAAACTAAAACGGATCCAGAGTTGGGTCAAAAAGTACATGAACATTTAGTTAAGGTGGGTGTTGAAACGCCCACAAAACCTAATAATTTAGACCGTAAAGAAAAGATTGATATAATTGAAGGTCATTTTCAAAAGATTATGGAAACCTTAGGTCTAGACCTAAGTGACGATAGTTTAGAGGAAACTCCCAAACGCTGGGCAAAGATGGCCGTCAATGAAATATTTTGGGGTCTTGACTACGAAGCATTTCCTAAATGTACAACAGTTGACAACAAGATGCAATACAACGAAATGGTTGTAGAGCGTAATGTTAATGTTCAATCTAACTGCGAACATCATTTTGTAGTCATCGATGGATTGGCTACTGTAGCTTATGTCCCTAAACAAAAAGTTTTAGGGCTTAGTAAGATTAATCGTATCGTAGAATATTTCAGTAAACGTCCTCAAATACAGGAACGCTTAACAGAGCAAATATTTCACACCTTACAGTTCATCCTTGATACGGAAGATGTTGCAGTTATGATTGATGCACAACACTATTGCGTGAAATCACGTGGTGTAGAAGATACTGGATCTAGCACTGTTACTTGTCGTTTAGGTGGTGGATTCAAATCAGATCCAGCAGCACGAAGTGAGTTCTTGCAAATTGCAAACAAAGGTTGCAAGTGATATTTAATAGAATCAAAGAATTAAAAGCACAAGGTTTACGAATTGGCATAACCTTCAGCCAATTTGATTTACTACATGCAGGACATATAGCAATGCTTAGTGAAGCCAAGAATCATTGTGATTATCTTATTTGTGGATTACAAAACAATGCTAGTTGGGATCGTCCTGAAAAGAATGAACCCATTCAAAGTATTGTTGAACGACAGATTACATTAAGTGCCTGTAGCTTTGTAGATGAAATTGTTGTTTACAACACTGAAAAAGACCTTGAAGATATCTTGTTAACATTACCAGTTGATGTTCGTATCTTGGGGGTAGAATATATGGAGAAAGACTTTACTGGTCGTGCTATCTGTGAAAAGCGCAATATAGAGTTAGTCTTTAACGGACGAGACCATTCGTTCAGTAGTTCAAGTCTACGCAAACGTGTAGCAGAAGCGGAGAAAATTAAAAATGCCTAAAAGAATATTAGTAATGGGCCTGCCAGGAGCAGGAAAAACATATCTAGCACAACATATTGTTGACCATCTGCAAGCAGATAAGAAACGTGTAGGTTGGTTGAATGCTGATGATGTTAGAAAGAAATACAACGATTGGGATTTTAGCACAGAAGGTCGTGTTCGTCAAAGTCTGCGTATGCGTGAACTAGCAGATGCAATGACAGATGTAGATTATGTTATATGTGACTTTGTTGCACCACTAGTTGAAATGCGTAACAACTTTAAAGCAGACTGGACTGTATGGGTAGATACGATTGACAAAGGCCGCTACGAAGACACTAACAAAGCTTTTATACCTCCTGAAGTGTATGACTTTAGAATCACAGAACAAAAGTGTGAGAAGTGGGGAGAGTTTGTTGCCGCACATATACTAGACAATCGGTTACGCCCTGTATTTGATTGGCAAAAGCCTACTGTACAAATGTTAGGTCGTTGGCAACCGTGGCACGAAGGACATCGTAAGTTGTTTGAACGTGCTATTGCTAAAACTGGGCAAGTAGTGATTCAGATTAGAGACTGTCAGGGTTGGAATGGAACTAATCCATTTGCCATTGAACAAGTAAAGAACTTTATCAAACGTGACTTGGATATGCTATATCAAGGTCAATATGAAATTCAAGTAGTTCCAAATATCACTAACATTACGTATGGGCGTGATGTGGGTTATACTATTGAACAAGAAACTTTTGATGATGCTACACATAGTATTAGCGCAACTAAGATTCGCAAATCTTTAGGATTTGGTAAATAAAGATAGCGGTCTTGGCATCGTCCCGCTTTACAAACTCCGCCGCCTATGCTATAATTAACATAGGAGAATTAGATGGCAAAATATTATTCAACAAAACACTATGGGCACAACATAGGTCTCAGTGCTGTGTTCAGACAACCAAATGCAGATCATAGTCACTGTCACTTGCTACATGGATACAGTCTAGGGTTCACATTCACATTTGGATGTGATAGTTTAGATAACAAAAACTGGGCAGTAGACTTTGGCGGACTTAAACCGCTTAAAGCATGGCTGGAAGATCACTTTGATCACAAACTGGCACTAGATAAAAATGATCCATACTTGACTAAATTTCGAGAACTCGAAGCGTTGAATCTAGCTGAGATTAGATTATTTGACGGTGTGGGTGCAGAGAAGTTTGCCGAACATGCATTTAACTTTGCTAACCAATTGATTCGAGATAAAACTAACAATCGTTGTTACTGTGTTCGAGTAGAGTGTGCAGAACATGGTGCCAATAGTGCCACTTATGAGGGATAATCGTGAATAGTTTAGAAAAAATCTGGGCAAGAGCGACTGGTCATTTAATGGGCAACACAGATGATGATCGCCCTGATGTTCCTATTCTTACATTGGGTGAAGCAAGGATTGCATTGTTCCTAAAAACTTTCTGGGTGGTCTTACATGTGATAACATGTTGTTTCATCATAGCAAACACAATCAGACATTGGTAATATGGCACAACTAAAAATTTCAGAATTATTTTATAGTATTCAGGGTGAAGGTAGATACATGGGCGTACCAAGTATTTTCCTAAGAACTTTTGGATGTAATTTCACATGCGGTGGCTTTGGTATGCCTAAGGGAGAATCAAGTAGTGAGAGAGATACTATTGCAATTAAAGCAGAAGATTATACAGATTATAAATCCTTACCGCTTGTCAGCACGGGATGTGATAGTTATGCATCATGGGACCCTCGTTTTAAACATCTTAGTCCTATGCTCACTACTGATAGTATTGTTGACAGCATTATAGATATACTTCCTCACAAGCGTTGGATGGATGAGCATTTGGTTATCACAGGAGGCGAACCTCTACTAGGATGGCAAAGAGCATATCCTGAATTACTTTCAAATGAGAAAATGAAGGCTCTCAAAGAGATTACATTTGAAACTAATGGTACACAAGAACTAAGTCAGGATCTTTCAATCTTCTTACATCAGTGGAAGATTAACAGAGAGAAAAACGCATTGACATTTAGTGTCAGTCCTAAACTAAGTATCAGTGGTGAAAAGTGGGAAGAAGCTATATGTCCAAGAATCATTTGCAAGTATGAAGACGTTGGATTTGTATATCTTAAATTTGTTGTGGCAACAGAAGATGATGTGCTAGAAGCAGAAAAAGCAGTTACGGTATATCGTGCTGCAGGATTTAGAGGTCCTGTATACTTAATGCCGTGCGGTGGTGTTGAAAGTATGTACAACATGAATGCTAAGAATGTAGCGATTGCGGCAATGAAGCGAGGCTGGCGTTATAGTGATAGACTTCAAGTGCCATTATTTAAGAACGAGTGGGGGACATAATGCCACAAACACAATCATACGATCATTTCTATGAAAGAATGATGGGAACCGAATACAAGTTTGCTTGGTTACCGCAGAGATGTGGTATATCAGGTAAACACCTTTGGTTGAAGAAGGCCTATCGTATGACCAGAATGATTATGGGTCCTGGAGATACAATATTTGAATATCGCTGGCATGACAAAAACGAACATATAATTTGGAAATTAAAACAATGAGAACATACGACAAACGTATTGGCTTTTTGGTAAGTTATCAGACATTGATACCGCATGGTGGTATAGGACAGTTTGCTAAAAGTTTCTGTGAGTTGATGGATAGTTACAATATCAAAGTTGATATCATTACTGACAAAGAACCACAAGATAATGAATTTATAAAATCATTAAAGGCAAATATCATTAGTCCAAAAGAGTCATTACCCTACACAGCACATAGTAACATCTTTATGTACGGTGATACATTCTGCTATGAACGTATGGCTAATTTTCGCAATAGTATTGTGGAAGCATTAGAACATAACTTGTACGATGTATTTGTTTGTAACACATATGAAAGTATTCAAGTAGCCAATTCAATGGGTCTTGAAGACTGCATACAAATCATTGCGTATACTCATTTAGAGAGTCAGATATTCAAAGATACAAAGAATCCTTTTTTAATATCAACTAATGAAATGATGCGTAAGCAATTAGAATTGTACGGTATTACTATTGGCACACAAAGCAAATTCAATCAGTTACAATTTACCAGTGCTTATCATTTACCTATACCTATTACAGAAAAGTCATTATTAGAAGAACATCACAACCCTAGAGAAGGTGTGTTGTTTGTTGGTCGATGGGAAGAAGGAAAAAATCCTGAATTGTTTATTGATTTGATTGAACAAACTAAACTACCAGCTAAAGTTATGACTAGCCCCAACGGCGTTAAGAAGTTTGAAGAACGTCTACAAAAGATTGGTGCTACGTATGATGTTCGTGCTAGTATTGTTGGAAAAGAGAAAGTAGACTTTATTACATCTAGTAGAATTGCATTCAATCCTAGTGTTGTTGAGAGTTATGGTATGGCATTCTATGAACAACATATTCAACTACCAACATTAGTACTTGAAAATCAGCGTTGGACTAATAACTTTAACTCAGACTATTTCTACACTTGTACTAAAAAGACAATGGCTAACCGAGCGCAAGAACTTTACGACTCATTTGAGAAAGCAGAAAAATGGTATAATCTTGATTCACTAGAACATGCAAAGCAACAAGAATCTACAGTGTTTCATAAGTGGAACGAGTGTTTTTCTGATTTTTCACCTAAAAATTCTAATACTAACACAGCTAAAATTTGTAATGAAACGACTACAACACATAAAGATTTCATTAAAAGTCTAAGTCGTAGTATTATTTGTATTGATGATGTTCGTAGTGTGTTAACTAACAAACATAAGTTTCGCGTGATACACACAGACAACGATACATATTTAACCAAAAACCCTAATTTTGAACCAATAGAAGAAACAAGTGAAGGATTATTTCAATGGTAAAGAAAGTTTTAATCACAGGTAGTTCAGGCTATATAGGAAGTCATCTATGTAAGATGCTTGAGAAAGAATATACAATTTACGGATTAGACATTCGTGCTCCTCAAGCTGAAATAGAAAACTTCCTTCAAATTAATATCAATCAGCAATTCAACATTGAAGAAGAATTTGATTGTGTGATCCATTTAGCTGCATTAGTCAATGTAGGAGAGAGTGAGCAAAGACCTATTAGTTATTATATCACCAACTTGAACGGTACAATGAATATAGTTAACAAGATTAAGACAAAAAACTTTATCTTTGCTAGCACAGGCCTTGCTGAGTATTGTTATGATCCTTATGGTACTAGTAAAAAAGCCGCAGAAGATGTAGTTAAGGAATTTTGCACCTTGCATAGACAAACACCATACTCTATCTTTCGTTTCTACAATGTGATTGGCAGTGATGGATTTGATCCAACTAATAAAGATGGATTAATGTACAATCTAATGAAGGCGTGCGAGACCGGTGAGTTTACTGTATTCGGTAATGACTATGATACACGTGATGGATCATGTGTGCGTGATTATGTTCATGTTAATGAAATTTGTGATGCATTGCAACATGCTATTGACAACCCTAGCAATAGTATTGAATGTTTAGGTCATGGTGTAGGTAGAACAGTTACAGAGATAGTAAATATGTTTAAGAAAGTCAATAATGTTGATTTTGAAGTTAAAATAGGGCCGAAAAGAAAAGGTGATTTACCTTCAACCGTGTTAGAAGATGTATCACCCTATATGCAGAATCTTTACTCTTTGGAAGAGTTGCTTAAAGTTTAACTTTAAAGTCCAATCTTAGGTGGATACATTGGACCAGATTTTATTCGTTCGCCACCGTCAAAGTAAGAAATCTCAATTGGCAATGTACTCCATCCAAGTTTAGCGGCTGCCATGATTCTATGATTGCCTTCGTTAACCCATGCACTACCATCATATGCTACATTAATGAAGGGTTTATACTCTTCGCCGGTATGCCCGTGTAATGGTAATTTACCAGTGGTGTTCATTATTTTCATTATGGCAACAAGATCATCATTTCGTACATTTGATTGCTCACGGCGCATACCCGGTATTTGTCTTAGTAGGTCAACTGGAACGTTAACACGCCTAGCAGTGGCAGTAGTCTTGCCCATATAGGGCAGACCATTACGGTCAGGACTTTTACTTTTAGCATAGTCAATAGCATCTTGCAACCATTCTTCATTGGGCACATCAACACTTAATGTGCTTTCTATTAAACCTTGCTCTTGTATTTTTCTAGAAATGATACCTTTACTTTTTATTGGTTTTTCATTATCCCAACGCACTGGATTAATCATTGGGTATAGATACTTTGTGCTATCAATATCTATATCAAACTTACTGCTTTTTGGAACTAAATGTTGATTGCGTAGTTTATTAAACTTTTCCGCATCTACTATAATCGGTTCCCCAATTGTTACTTGTCCAATTGCAACAGCAGGCCCATTACCGGTTCTAACAATACCGACTGTTTTCCCAACATATGGTCTAAGACTATCAGTTTTTCTAGATTCGTATTTCTTTTTTCCATCAACTATCAAACTAGCATAATCAATATCTTTATCATTTCGTACATTGATTCCAATGGTTGGTATATTGTTACTGGAGCCTTCTGTCATTTTATTCTGTGGTTTGTCATATGCTCTACGGTCAGTTAAATGATATTCCATTCCGTTGTTTTTGCTATATTTCTGATATAAATCCCAATCAGGCAACAAGCGTTGAATCATCTTAGCATACAATCCAATACGGCTATCTTCTTTAGCGTTGAATGTAATTTCTTCTACTTTATCAAGACCATACTCTTTGATAAATTCACGTGTGATATCAACTGCGGTAGATAATACTTGTGCTGAATTGCCTGTGCCAGTACGCCCGAACAAGTCTAAATATTCGGGATCAGTATCATTTCTTAACAAACGAAATTGTATTTCCCACTTAGTAGGGTTACTATGTGGATTACTAAAAGCAAGCCATTGATAATCTCTATCACCTACTGTAAAATTGGCAGCGGCTTCTTCACCACCGCGAAACTTCCATCCCCAGTTCTTCTTACCCGGCTGAAATATTTCAGTAATGAATTCAGTGGCTCTCATTTAATATACCAAACTATCAATACGTTTATATTTAATATTAAACGCATTCATTAATAATTCTACTTCACGCAGGCATTCTTCTCTTCCGCCACCTACTAGGTATGCGCCGTTGAATCTTTTAAGTAAACCAATGCTAGCCCAACCAACACTCATTGGATCATCTTCCATTTCCTCAATAGCACCTTGAATTAAACTTTGTATTGTGGTACGGCGGTTAAATGCAGGGAATTGTAATTCACGTGTGTCTGAGACTTTTTGTGCGTACATTTCACGTATGGTTGCAATAATAGTACTTGGTTCAATTCCGTGATCCATCCATGAACGTAAGTATCCATACCCTTTATCTGCAATAGTAAACCTGTTCCAGTTGATTGCGGGGCAGTTGGCATTCTCTACCTGCTCGTCATTTTCTTCATCATATGTGTAGCGTTCTTCTTCGGGACAAACTGTATCATTCCAATATTCTTTGATGCCGGCTACACTATCACCACTTAGTCCCTGGTCTTCAGCGTTGACAAACATTAGCACAGGACCAGTTTGCTTGTTTACAAAATTAATAATCTGGGGGAATACATCACTTTCATCGCCATCATTCATTCCAGAATACTCTGGCTGAACATCCACTACAATAACCGGATGACCTAAACCCTCTACAATAAAATCTTTTGCTCTCATAAACTCTTACCCCACCTGGTATTGATCACGTTCCAGTTTATGATCTTCCACTGTTCTTTCAAGTATTTCTTTTTGTCACTACCATAGTCTAGTATAAAAGCATGTTCCCACCAGTCAATAAGCAACAGTATGTCATCACGTACTTCATGGTTTTTGATTGTTTTAATGGCACCATCGTATGCAAGATAGACCCAACCACTGCCCTGAATCTTCATGGCAGTTTCTTCAAACTCTTTACAAAATGATTCAAAGCTACCAAACTTTTTATTGATAAATCCAAACATAGGGCCGTTTGGTTTATTGTTATTTCTTATTTCACGAAACTGCGGAAAGTATGTATTGTGCAAGAATGCACCAGCAAAGTTAAAATCAGGATCACCTTCACCCTTGTTGTATCTTTTGGCATAACCTTTAGCTAGAGTATCATAATGAAAATGTATGCTTTCTTTGCTAAGTACAGGTGCTAAATCACCCTCTTCAAAGTTAAGTGGAATGATTTCTATATCTTGAGCCTTTGACTTATCCTCAAGTAAATTAATTAAGTCACGCATTAGTCTGTATAATCATCAACTTGTGTAATCATATTAGGTAATATATCACCTAAATACATACATTGGTCTGTTTCTTTTAAACTGTCAATCCAGTTATCAACTGTAGTATGATCCAAATCTCCTACAAGTTTTTTATGGTCTAATTTATTTACATCAACTGTGATTAATGTTACATAATCATTACCAGTTCTTTCTTGGTCTGACACAGCGTATTCTAATGCTAAGTCAGGGTTATCTGTTAAAAATACTGCATGGTGTCTACCACCTCTTAAACCTTGTTGTCGAATAACATCAGCTGGCTCAGATGTTCCATGCCATAATTGAGTATGAGCATTGGTATTTTCAAAAATAAACTCTTTGGATAGCATCAGTGTCTCAATAGCAATGTTGAAATAATGTTAGGATCGTTAGCACTGATGTCACCTTCACCTGGAGCAACGATGACATTGTACTTCATACCAGCCGGGATAGATTTACGCTTGGCCATGTACTCATCGTATGATAAGATACTGTTAGCACTTAGTTTATACTCACTTGCCAATCTTTGTTTTAGTTCAGGTAACTTGTCAGGTTGTACTTGCCATTGGCCACTTGACCCCTTAACTAGGTTTTTCTTTTCATCCTTAACTAACAAGTCTTGGAACAAGTCATCAGGAACGATACGACTATTCTTAGTTGTATCTAAGTTAGCGTCTTTTGCTTTAACTTGCTTTTCTTGACTTGTGTTGGCGCCCTCACTCCAGTTTATAATAAAGTTTGGTGGTTTCTGTGCAAGTGCGGCACCTGCCATCTTAGTGTAAGCATAGAATTTAACGTCAGGATGCTTTGCAGCCATCTTTAATGCCATGTCTAGGTATTCTGGGCTAAAGAAGTCGCCTGCATCGTGCCAGCGAATAGTAGTTTGCCAACCATTGGGGAATTTCTTGTCACCCTTCTTACCCAATGCTTCTTCTTTAGATATTTCACTACTTAATTGATTAAAGAAACCACTTGGATCATTCAATAGATACGTTAATATTCTTCCGTCACTTTGCCATGCAGCCTTGAACTGTACTTTACCACCCTTCATGGCGAAACAATCTACTTTACACGAGCCGGCACCCGGACATGTGTTAACAATGATTAGATTGTTAGTAGATTCATCTACTGCAATACCCGTTAATGCGGCAAAGCCAACATTGAAGAATTGCTCAAACTCTCCGTTACTATGCTTCATCTTTTCGTTTTGCTTTAGTAATGATTTTGGGCGTTGTGATAATGATTGTTTAATTTTATCTTCATCATATGTCTTACCATCTGGACCTAAATATTCAATGATACTTGAACGATGGATATAAGGCATCTTGTACTTGTCGCCTTTAGTCTTACCAGAGACATACTTTTCATTGCCCTTTTTGTCTAATTTAACTTGACCGGTCTTCTTATCAATGTCATCAGTTCCCTTGATACGATTCATATAGTCTTGGAACTCTTGACCCTTCAAGTCACGGGTACTTGCTGGTAATGTTGTAGCTTCATCTAAGCCAGATAGTTTGCGAATTCTGTTTAGGTGCTCTAGCCCTTCCGCTACACCTTCAGTTGCACTCTTACCACTTAGTCTATATCTTGACTTGATAGTATTCTTTCTATAGTCACTATCCTGCTTGTACATTTTGCCTGCTTTGGTCTGTCTGTCTATTGGATTTTTCCAACTCATTGGATCGTAACCTTGATCGTGATCTTTTCTAGGGAAGTGCATCTTGTCTGTACCAGCTTCTATTTGACTGGCAACACGGTCACCAAACTCTGCTCTAATCATGTTTAGAACTTCTTCTGGATCTTCGTATTCAGAATCATAATAGTCTGACGGGTCTGTGCTGTCTCTATACATGCCGATAAGATCATCAAGTCTTGCTCTCTTGTCTGGATCCAAGCCTTCCACCACACCTTGCTCTGATTCTTCACCGGGCATATCACCAGCTTTGGCAACGAATTGCTGAGGTGTCATAATCTGAATACCCTTAGGGGCACCGGGCATTGTTGGCTCTACGCCCTCGTATAATTCTTTGAAGTTCATTTTTTAAGATTCCTAATTTTCTGTTCTGCCAACATTACCAATTGTTCTAATTGTTCAACACTTTCACAATGCCATCTACGTAGGCTCTTGTTAATATTACTATTTGGATCACGTGCTGTTTTAGCACCGGTACGATGTTTCTTCATCCCGCGCATTCTAGCACAGAATGATTTACGACGGGCAGCAGCCTTACTGCCTTTTTTAAGTTTGCTTGGCTTAGTTGTAACTGCTGTTTGAATCTTGCTACCAGGATGACTACGGCGATAACTACTTACGGATTTTTTACTCATTCCACCTACACGTTTGTTATTGTGCTTTGACCAGTTCTCACCTTCTTCTAGTTCTTCTTCATCAATATTAGGATTACCAATTTGTTCAGCTACACTATTTAAACGATCATTACTTGTAGTAACATAGCTGTACATCCAACCGTCTAAACTAGTACCACTGTCTAGTTTTTCTTTGATTTTTACAGCATTTCTAATTATTTCACGAATCTCACCCTGAGCCATGCCATTGACTTGTTCATCTTCCATTGCATAGCCTTCATTTTTAGGCTTTTTACCAGCTTTCTTCATGGCAATAGCAATGGCAGCTTGCTGTGCTGGATTGGCTGCTTCATTGATAAATTCTTTTATTCTCATAGTATTATCCGTAAATAGTTGACTTTATTGCGTAGGTATGTTACACTACATGTATTATTTATCACTTTGGACTACTATGCACTCTTTTGACATTACTACTAAACGCATTGGCTTTGCTTGTAAATTTGCTGAAATTAACAAGAAGGGAGAGATTGCGTCTGTAGAAGGACTGAATACTGGTGGCACTACACTTGCTTGGGCACAGCGTAACAAGCGTGAACTTGTAGAACAAAAAATTATTGATGTAGCAAAAAGCAACATTCTTGCTACTCATGCACTAGTTAAAAAGGTAGCAACGCTAGAACCCAGTCTACGCATGGTTCGTCTAACTAGTGATATGTTCAGCTTCTATACACATGACGATTACAAAGAATTCTGGCACAGTATTGATGTTCAATCTAGCTTAGAACGTTGGATGGCACCAATTGGTGAAACTGCACGACAAAACAATGTTCGTCTAAGTTTTCACCCTGACCAATTTGTTGTTTTAGCTAGCGACCGTGAAGAGGTAGTAAATAAGAGTATAGAAGAATTTGAATATCATACTGACATGGCTCGATGGATGAATTATGGTAAACAATTTCAAGATATTAAAATCAATGTACACATCAGTGGTCGTAAAGGTCCACAGGGCATTCGTGATGTGTATAATCGACTATCACCCGAAGCCCGCAACACACTTACACTAGAGAATGAGGAATACACACATGGACTATCTGACTGCTTATCGTTATCTGACCTTGTCCCTACGGTCATGGACATGCATCATAATTGGATTAGGGAAGGAACATATATTCAATCTAATGATACGCTTGTACAGCGTGTTATTGACAGTTGGCGTGGTTGCAGGCCTACTATGCATTACAGTGTTAGCCGCGAAGATGTACTCACAAATCATTCCACTACACAATTACCCGATCATAGTGCGTTGATTACTGAAGGATACAGTAAGCAGAAACTTCGGGCACACAGTGACTACTTTTGGAATGATGCAGTGAACGATTGGGCATTGACATTCTATGATAAGTTTGATATAATGTGTGAAGCTAAAGGTAAGAACTTGGCTAGCTTTAAACTACTTGAAAGAGCAAAACAAAATGGGATTATTTGATAGACTATTTGGTAAAAAAACAGAGCCTGTAATAGAACCGGTAAAAGCAGAACCTAAGGTTAAGAAACCTCGCAAGCCTAAGGAGAAGAAGCCTGATCCGGTCGTGTCTGCTAAAGACAGAGCAACGGCAGCAGGCGAACCTTATGTGAATGTATTGAGCATGGAAATAGATCCTGCCAACATTCACGATGGTAGTTTTGAACTAGACTGGAATGAAATCTTCATTGCTAAACTAGTAAAGACTGGGTACATGAAATCAAAAGAAGATACTGACAGAGATATCATCGATAGATGGTTTCAAGACGTTTGTAGAACTATTGTTTTAGAAATGTACGAACAGCAAGATGCTGATCCCACGAACCGTGACTTGCGAATGGTTCGTACAAAGAATATTGGTGATGGACGAACTGAGGTAAGCTAAATGGCAACTCTTAAATTTTTAAAATGCTCAATGCCTAACTGTAACAACACAGTTGGTCAACATAGTAAAACAAAAAACACAAACAAACAAGTTTGTTCCGCTCATAGAACACATAGAAAAGATGAAGTAGATAAATGGAAAATGCAACAAGGTTGTGCTAACCATGATGGTCATTACGGGTTCCCTTGTGTTTGTTCAACTATATTAGATCCCTCTACATTGGAAATAAATCACATTGATGGTCGTAACGGAAATCGTGATCCTAGTAACATTGAGGTGTTGTGTGGTATGTGCCACCCTGTAGTTACAATTAGAAATGGGCATCATTTACAAGCTAGGCCTGATCGCCGATTAAAAATTGCAGAAACTGACCTATTTGAGTTTGGTTGACAAATAATACATAGTGTGCTATAATTGATTTTCAATCACAGAAAGTCAATTTATGGCAGCTATACCCTTCAATCTTTTCAAGACCTCATGTGAGGAACGGGGGTACACGGAACGTGTATACGAGGAACAAAGTAATTGTGTACTTTATACTAACAATGGTGTAAAGTGCGAAATTAAGAAGAATCACTATACTATTGGGTGGCTTGCACGTCCAGAAGATGTGGCAGAAATGCGTAGGCAAATCCTAGCGCAAGGATTTACTGAGAAAATAGGCAAGCGTAGTGAAAAGCGCAAAGATGCAAAAGACTTTATGAACATCCCCTTTGATGGTGATGTGCTTGAAAACTTTTGGATCATCGTTGGCACCATTGAAGCTATTGAGACTATTGTACGCAAGGTACGAGGTCAAGCTATCAAACCCATTCCACGTGAAGTTTCCGAACGTGATATCTTTAAAAAGATTGCCAATCGTTTTCGTTATTTTATTGATAACGAAGATGGTTTTGGTCTAGAGAATGCCCGAGCATTGCTTGAGGGCGACAGCATCGACCATTTGATTACCATCGGAGAATCAGTAAAGCGTACTAAAGAAAACACGTACCGTGAACACATTGTTCCTTGTATTATGATTTTTAATCAAGCAGTTACAATGACTATGGAAAAACGCAGTGTAACAGAAGTAGCACAAATGATTAAAAACAATTTGGCTATTGTACTGATTACAAACGAGGAAGCTGAATTGCTTGACAATGAATTAGACATGCAAACAAGCATGCCTGAAGATTGGGCATTTGGCGATAGCGTTTTTTCACGATTAAACGTTGCAAAAATACAACTTAAATAATAGTTGACATTAAATTGATTTAATGATACAATCGTTTTTTCACAAAGGAGTTTAACTATGGCTGGTCAACGTATTTTTAGAGATTTAATTACTTCTGGACGACATAAAGGTAAACCCAGGTGTATAGTAGAAGGTTGCAAAAGTCCAGGACAAGATGTAGGTACTACACGAAAAGACGGCAGTAAAATTTATCGCAAGAAATGTAGTTCTCATCATTTCCTTCAATATGGAATGGGTGATTATATCTACAAACAACACCGTGTAGATTACTGTGAAAATATTGATGGAAGATTGGGATTCAAATGTACAAGCACTATATTTGATTTGGCACAACTAGATACGGATCATATCAATAATATTCACGAAGATCATAGGAAGTGTAACTTGCAAACTCTTTGTAGGACTTGTCATCCTGTAAAGGGTAAATGGTATGGTCATATTAGAAGTTTGTCATACTTAAAGAAAATTTTTAGTAAAAATAGAGAATTGCCTAATTTAGGTACTCTGCCCAATCTGGATTGAACTAATCTAAATAGTAGTATATAATAGACACATGACAACATACGCACTCATCGATACTGCAAACACATTCTTCCGTGCCCGTCACGTTGCATCACGCGGCGCCAACGTAGAAGAAAAGGTTGCACAAGCATTACACATTACACTAGCAAGTGTAAATCAAGCTGTACGTAAGTACGGTATTGACCATGTTGTATTCTGTTTAGAGGGTCGCTCATTTCGCAAAGACCTATATGCTCCGTATAAAAAGAATCGTATTGTTGACGCACAATCGATTACTGAAGCTGAGGCTGAAGAATCGGCAATGTTTTGGGATACTTACGAAAAGTTTACCACATACATCAAAGAGAAGACCAATGTATCTGTATTGCGCCACGAACGTGCTGAGGCAGATGATATGATTGCCCGATTCATTCACTTGCACCCGGAAGATACACACTATATAATTTCAACTGACAGTGATTATGTTCAACTTATTACTGAAACTGTGCATCAGTACAATGGTGTAACTAATGAACTAATCACATTAGGTGGCTACCTCAAAGAAAATGGTAAACCAGTGCTTGATAAGAAAACTAAAGAGCCCAAGTTACTTGAAGACCCTGAATATTTACTATTTAAAAAATTAATTAGGGGTGACGCCGGGGACAACGTGTTTAGTGCATATCCAGGTGTACGTGAGGTTGGTAGTAAGAATAAAGTTGGTATTCGTGAAGCATACGAGGACCGTAACAAGATGGGCTTCAATTGGAATAATCTGATGCTCCAACGCTGGACCGATCATGAAGGTAATGAGATTCGTGTTAAGGATGCATACGAACGTAATCGTATGTTGATTGATTTAACTTGTCAGCCCGATGATATCAAGCAAGCAGTTGACCAACGTATTCGTGAGACTGTCCGAATAAATACTATTCCACAAGTTGGCATTCACTTTATGAAGTTTTGTGGTAAGTATGAGTTGACGAAAATTTCAGAACAAGCAGAGACCTACAGTAAATGGTTGAACAGTCCTTATGTAGGAGTATTATCTTGACATTTACATTTCCTGATAAAACTTTTAAGAAACTCAAGCGAGGTGATGAAAACTTTTTCATGACGGATGGTATACAAATGGTTCCTCGTGCTGGCATGGAGATTAGTCAACGATGCCCTGATAATTATAAAAGTTTGATTCAGGAATGTTTAGAGCATGGTTGGCTTGTGCCTGTAGCATATGTTAAAGAAAAAGAATTATTTTGGGAAGTGTTAGGAGATTGATATGAACGACAAAGATATGAACAACATCTATTACATTCTTAACCGTACTCCTGAGCAATTAGAAGCATGGTGGAATAGCATGGATCAAGAGGATCAAGAATATGCTATGTGGATTATCAAAGCATATAGACAAGAACTCACTAGAATGCAAGTTATGTATGATGACTTAGTGCCAGAAGAAAGTGACACCACATTGGTTAAAACCTACTTAAAGAAGTTTCAATTACAATGAAAAAAATTTACTATGAGAAAAAAGGTCGTAGATATGTTCCGGTCGCTGAATACGATAGTGACTTCCTTGACAGTTTTACAAAAGGTAATCACCTTGTTATGAGTTATCCTGGGGGGACTAGTCGTAGGTTTAACATTATACCAGCACATGCTCCAATGATTGCTGCCGGACGTGTGGCCGAAGATGCCATTTGTCGTGCTATCAGTAAGGCAAGTGAACTGCGCCCTCAACAAACTCCTATTACACTAGGACAAAAGAAAGCATGGGAAAAGTTAGCTAAAGAATTTGGATCCGAGCT